CATTCTTTTACCTTTTGCTGATTTACCACCAAAACCAAAATTTACTTTAACAACTTTTCCTTTGTCGTTTTTAACATAGACTTTAAACTTTTTAATGTCTCCTTGCATAATTTTTCCAAGTTGTACATTTCTTCCTTGATACTCAGCTTCATTCAATAAATCTACATTTTCTACAGAACCATAAAAGTCTTCGTAATTAGACTGTTCCTCACTTAAAACAGATTTTCCTAAATCACTGATAACGATCCATTTATCGTTTTCATTTAACTCAATAAAACCTAGTCTATATAAGTTTCTTACCTCGTTAATTAAATTAAGATAAGATTCGGAGTAAATACGAAAAACATTTTCATTTAATGTTAATCTATTATCTAAATGATATTGTAATTCTTCAGATACACTTATCTTTCTTGTAAGTCTCATCTCATGATCTAAAGCCTCATTTAAAACTTTTTTAATGATATTTTCTATTACTAACATAGTTACGGATATTTATTTGTATAAATACTTGCAAACTCCATAAATAATAATATTTATATTAAAATCAGTTTTATGAAAAAATATAGTTTAGTTGAAAAAGAATTGAAAAAAGTTTTGGGAAAAGTTTTATCTGAACAACAAAATGATACAAAATCAAAATCAAGAAAAGAAAAGGTAGAGGATGTAAAACCTAGATGTATTCCTGAAAATGTTATCCCACTTAGTGAGATCGTAGGTCAAGCAGATGAATATTCTAAATATGCACCAGGTGTATCAAAAAGAGCCATGGGTGTAAATTCAATGGTTGATACATTAGGTATTTTAAATAACATTAGATTATTTAAAGATATTAAAGATGGTGGATCTCATTTAGCTTATGATATGATGAATCATTTGAATAAGTTTAGAAATAAAAACTACTACGATGAGACTACCGGTGATTGTCACAAAGCAATGGATAAAATTACCGAATTATACAAAGAAAACGAACACGGTACAGAACTTGTTAAGGACATTGAGAGGGTTTTAAACCTTCAAACAAAAGATGATGAATATACACCATCACCAAGAGCTAAAGAATACCTTAAACAATGTATTAACTTAGTTAAAGGACAATAAAAACTTTGCTTAGGACCATTACTGGTTATGGTAATGTTAGAGGGACAATTCGCTACTGTCCCTTTTTTTATTCTTTAATAATCAAGTAATATATTATAAACAATTTTAAAGTAAATAGTTTTTTGTAAAAAATAAAAATATTTATTAGAAAACAAATATTATGAAACATTTTTTTAGACAACTATTCTGTGATAATAACTCAATTAACGAAAAATCAGTTGTTGGGTTTATTGCTTTTTTAATGATGTGTTTATTTGCTTGTGCAGACATCGTTACTGGTTTTATGGGTTTACCATTAGTAATTAATGAATTTATCTTTAATTCATTTTTAATTTTGGTACTTGGTTCATTTGCAATTGGGTCTGTTGATAAATTTATCAACAAAAAACACGGATCTGAAAGTGAATCTGAAGAAACACCAGTAGAATAATAAAACATTTTATCAAGTTTTTTACTCCCCTCCACAAGAGGGGTTTCTTTTTTTAAATAAAAATTATTACATTTGTATCTTATGAATGATAAGAAAGTTAAAAAACAAGTAGAGCGTAAGGTATTTGAGCGTATAATTACCCATGAAGATTGTGTTTTGATCTGGAAATATGATAATCATAAGTCAAATACTGGACCTTATGAGGTAGAAATTAAACCCAATAAGAAAAAGGGTTAAATATAGTATTTATATATATGAAGATTTTACCTGTTTTAAGTGAAATAATTAGTAAAAAAACCCTTATTTCTACCCTAAAATCAATGGATTTTAGCCAAAAAGAGGCTGAAAATGAGGTAGAATACTACCTAAAATGGGCTAAAAACCTACCAAAAACACAAAAAGGGTACCGAATTTTGGTCGTAAATAATAAAAAAGACATCAATTTGGACGAAATTGGGTCACATTTTAGCTCAAATAGGACAGAATTACTGTCAAATCACTCATTTTGTACTGGATGTGGGGAAAAATACTTCCTAATTACGGCTGAAATACCCAAAAATGAGGTAGATATTGAAGAAACTATCAAAAATAACATACTTTACCCTAATGAAATGGAAATTACGGTCAAAAACAAGGGAAAAAACGTAAAAATATTTAAAATTCAAGAAATTAACACAGAAAATGATAAATTATAAGTTTATAACCTTATTTTTTACGGTATTTATCTAATAATCTATTAACATTATTTAATTCTTCTTGAAAATGATCCAATCTTTTTAATTTTTTTGGATTTTCGTCAATTTTTGACATATTATTTATCATCTCAAGCATTTTTTGGATTTTTTTACCAAATTTTCGGTATAAAAAATAAAAAAGTAAGAAATTTACACCTAAAATGGTTAAAATTAACAATAAAACAATTAAAATGGTCATATATTTAAGTTTTTTTAAAAAATAGTTTTATTTTTACTTAAATAAATAAAAAAACTACCTTATAAGTGTTAAATGACCATGATTTGTGATCTTTTCGTCATTTCCAAAGACATTAAAGGTTAGTTTCCAGATATAAACACCTTCTGTACACATCTTATTGTCAAAAGTACCGTCCCAACGACCATTTGGATCGCTAGATTCCCACACTATATTACCCCAACGGTTAAAAATAAGGAACTCAAACCCATTTATATCATATCCATTAACCATAACTGGCCCATATAGTTGGTTATTTTCGTTTCCATCCGGTGTAAAACAGTTTGGTATCCAGTAAATAACCCCAGGACAGTCATTAACAACAACTTGTATTGATTCCTCAACATAACAAATGACATTTTCACGCCTTAATACTATATTATATGTTCCTGTTTGTGTGAATGTGTATGTTAAGTCTTCCATAGCATACACAATTCCGTTAACTGTCCACGTATTTACACCATCACCGCCGTAATTTGAGGTGTATGTGACTGTTTTACTCTCCCCATCACACAATTCAAACATATGTTGGCTATATGTGACTAGAGAAAGACAGAAAAAATATACAAATAGTATTAATTTCATTAATTATGTTGTATAGGTGATAATGTTGGTGTTCCATATACCGGTACAACAACAGATGTTGTGAATGTACAACCAGCAGAACCTAATGTATATGTAACAGTTGAGGTTGCATTAGTCCCGTTTGTTACGTTATCAGGACAAAACTGGTTACCAACCACTCCAATACCAGACCAAGTACCCCCAACTGGTGTTCCTACAAGGTTTACACAAGGATCTGACTCACAAAATGGACCTAAAGCTGTGATTGTAGGTATAACTTGGTATATTAATACATTTAAATTGACTGGTGTTGCAGGACAGTTAGCTGGTGGTGGTGAAGAATAGGTTACCGACACACCATTTGGTATTAATCCAGGTGCCGCTGCTGACCAGTTTACTGAAATACTATTAGTTCCTTGACCGGTTGTTATTACACCGGGGGATGCAACAGTCCAGGTGTATGTTCCGGAACCAACAGAAGGGATTGTATAGGTTGATAATGCGGTTGATTGATAACAAACTGTATCCGGGTTAACTGTTGATAGTTGTGATAATGAAACTGTTGAGATCATTGTCATTAAAATTAATAAAATTCTTTTCATTTTTTATTTAATTATGGTTTATTGGTCCCAAAACTATTGGGACTACGTTTATTGTTCCGTTAAATACGTTAAATGGTGTTGCCAAGTCACAAGAAGAGCTAGTATAGCTTCCCCATAGACCATCAGAGCCCGGTGTAACTTGAATTAATAAGTTTTGGGGTGTACATACGTTTGCAACAGTTAAAGTCACACAGAATGTCCATATACAAGAACCGGCATCACCAAAATCATTTCCCGGATTCCCATCAACAGTCAAATCAAAGAAATAACCAGGACCAACTGTTACGATAGGTGTTGTTGTTGATGTTACAGAAGTTCTCCAAACCCATTGTCCTCCAGTTGCATTACCACCACAGTTTGCTGGTGCTGATTGTGGGGTAACTGATGCCCAACCAGGACCTAAGTTTAAATCAAAACCTTCAATCCAATTGGTGCCGGCTTGAGTATATCCATTCATTGTATAACACATAGTTACAACTTGACCGGCATTATATGTATTTCCTACTGGTGGAGGTGTTAAAGTAAAAGATTGTACACCGTTACATTGTGTAAATGCAACCGAATAAAAAAACAACAAAATAGATATTAATAAAACTTTCATAACTCATATATAAATACGACAAAAGATAAATAAAGTGGTCAACTACACTTGTCAAATGAACATTTACCGGTTATTATTTATTATAATGAAAAAAAAGAAATTTTTACAGAGAATTTTAGACACAAAACTTAAATCAACAGTCAAAAAAACTTTTGGTGAAAAAAGTTATGTTAAAGTAAGTAACATTTCATACGTTAGAAGTAAAGATAGTCACATAATTAATGTAACATTATATCTTGATGATGTAGAAAACAGTATAGATCTATATCCAGATGGGTTAGAGTTAATAATTAAACAGGGGTGGGATGTTGTTGGTAACAAAAAACCAATTATAATTCAATCTTCTCTTGATATTCCTCAATAATTAAACCCATCTCAACTAAACCTTTAATTGTTTTATTTAATGGTGCTTTAATATAGTAATTGTCACCTTCATTTCTAAAGAAACACCAACCAGTCAAAACTGTGTGTAAATGATTATATGTTTCTTTATCTTTTACTTTAAAAACATATAACTTAGTTAATCCCACCATCTTTCAATTTTTTGTTCTAATAATTTAAATAATAATTTTCTTGCTTTTTCTTGGTTATGTCTTGCAACCAAATGACAAAGGGTTTCTTTTTCTAAATCTTTATCATTTTCATGTAAGACCTTTCTAACACTTGATGGATATTTTTTTAAAAACTCATCATAGTTTTCACTTAAAACAGTCTTTTTCATCTCTTTTAAATTTGGATTACCTTCAACAGGAATAAAATCAAATTCAGTTTCACTGTAATCAAAAAATTCCATACCATAATACTCTTCTTTCACTCTTTCAAGTAAGTTAAGTACAATTGTCATATCACGGTTATCTCTATCTATATCTGTGTGACGATTTGCGTTGATAATTTCTTGTCTTTGGTATTCTATCTTTTTTTGTAGTATTGTGTAGATATGCCAAGAGTCCCAATCTCTGTCTTTATAAAGTGTTGGCATCCATCTAAATATGTTTTTTACTCCGGTTAGAAAATATCTTATTTGCCAATGTAATTTTTGCCATAAGACATCTCTACTCCATGCAGAATCATTTGGTACTATTAGTTTTTCGTAGTTTTTCATTTTCTTCTTCTTTGTACTGCAAATATAAAGAAAATAAAACTAATAAGTTAACAAAAACACATAAAAAAATTTCAATTAAATAATGCCAATCTGTTTGTGTCATTGATACGTGGGTTCCAAACCACATAAATGAACCATACTTATTCATTAATTGTATTATAAGATATTTTAAAAATTTTATCATAATTTTTTAGATAAAAAAAAAGATGTGAATAAACACATCTTTTAAAATTAATTTTTTTATTTTATTATGCTGTTTGTTGAGGTTGAGTACCTGAAATTGCCTTACCTAATTTTTCTCTTCCTCCTTGGATTGCTCTACCTAACATTGTGTCAGCTTTCATTCCTAATGCGGCACGTACTTTATTTTTACCAACACTGCCTTTTAGCTTACTAATTATTGGATCAGTTTTTTCAAATGAATCATACATATCTTCTTTTTGTTTAGGATCTTTAATTTGATCCCAAGCAGCCCCAATAGAACCTTTTAACCAAGTATCTAATTCAGGAATACCAGTTGGTTTTCTCTGTGGTTGTACATCAGAAGGACCCATAGTTGTTTGTACAATTTTAGCTAAATCTGGGTTATTCATTATTGATTCAAAACCTGTTCCTGCTGCATTTACAACATATGATTTATCACTTAAAGTTTTATCTTTTATTGCCGCAATAACTTGATCAGTTGTATATTCTTTAATTGTTGCGGCCTTACCGTCTGGTGAAATTTTAAAAGTCTTAGTTTCACCAGGTAGATCTGGTGGAACTGTTGCAATAATTGCCATTACCGCTTTTTTAATTGGACTATCCTCTGGTAACGCCGATATTTTTGTCCACTTTGGTATCTCTGGTGATTTATAAACTAAAGTATCTGCTGTGATCTTTTTAGATTTAACCATATCACTAATTTCTTGATCTGTATTAAGTACTGTTGGTTTATTATCAATAGCAAAAGTTGTTCCACTTGCAGAAGATGTTGCAGCGGTTCCACTTGCCGCGGCGCCCCCTCCTGCTAAAAACAATTCTCCAATACTTTTTCCACCACCAGAAGCTGGTTTGTGATTA